TGCGCATTGTTGATTTTCATGCTAATTTATGTGTGCAAGTTGTATAACGATATGAACGCTGGCGAACAGCGCGGCACAGGCTATCGTTTAGTTGTGCGACCGTAGGGAGCTAGTGATGAAACGGAGTTTCTTAGGTCTNACNCCACACTTGCGTCTTCTTTCTATTTGCCTTTTACTGTCATATTTGTTATATTAATCAAAGATAAAGATTTAACCAGATATATGGAGTAGGCAATGCCAAATTGGTGTAATAATAATCTAACACTCACTTTTCCCACAAAAGAAGAAGCTAACGAACTTTTCCAGCACATGAAAAAAGAAGCAGATGATGACAATTGGTCATTCTTTGGTTTCTTTGTTCCCGAAGAATGGGATCAAGACTCGTGGTACTNNTCTCGTGTTGAAGCATGGGGTACTAAGTGGGACGCTAACATCATTGACATGAATTGGGTAGATGATCTAAATGTAGTAATGACTTTCGATACTGCATGGGGTCCTCCTATCGGTGTATACGACGCCGCACATGAGCAAGGTATTTATGTAGAAGCTACTTACTATGAGCCTGGTATGTGTTTTGTAGGGTCATATAATTCTGAAGAAGGTAATGAGCATATTGACTATGCACATTGTGAGACTCCTGCTGAGTTACGTGAATGTATTGGGGATGATCTTGATGACGAGTATAGAGTCTCCGAATGGATGGAAGAGTACTTAGAAGAAGAGCGTCTTTATGCAGAAGAGCAGGAGAAGTCTGAGTGATTTATTTAGACGTTGATGGTGTAATCGCAGACTTTTATGTAGGTCTTCAAGCACTAGGTTGGGAAGGTGAATTGTTTGGAGAGCCAGGTAAGCTTGAAAAGTTTATGGCTAAAAACTATACTCAGATTTTTAGGACTTCACCTCCTACTTCTAATATGCAATTCTTTAGAGCTATGTACTATAAAGAATCTGATATGAAAATTCTCACTGCTAGAGGCTCACATTATAAAAAAGAACATATTAATACTGTAATCGAAAATAAACACTTCTGGTTGAATCAGTTTGGTTTTAGAAGCGAAGATATCATTGTTGTTGAGCAGTCTAAAGACAAACTTCCTTATTGCCAACCAGGAGATGTTTTATATGACGACAAGCGGTGGACAATCAAAAAATGGAACGAACTAGGTGGTATAGGTTTTCTTGTTTACAGCGAACATTCATGGGATAAAGATTAATGGATATCAGAGATCAAATTATTGAAGGTATGGAAGACGGCTGGGTAGAGCCTTATTATCTTGTGACCTCATTGATTAAGTACATGACTACAGACGAACTTGTAGACTGTATAAAAATTAATGAAATTGAACTACCTGCCATAAATTATGACTCGGAGGATGACGATGTTTAGAAAAGTATTAGATTGGTACGAAAGCCATGATGGTCTAGAGATACTTGTAATGGCCTTTTGTATGAGTGTATTTGCATTGATTATATTCACTGTGGTAGCGGAAATATTTTCGAGGATAGTAGGATGATTATTAGTACCTATTGGGGAGAGGGTGAGTATAAAGATAGAATTGCTCATGTTTGTAAAAATGAAGAAGGATTCTATGTTAATATGTACCTACAAGATGGTCATGTAGAAAAACGACCACTATATGAGCATAGCGAGCGTTATGCTGAAGATTGTGCAGAAAACTATGTTTTGGGGATATTTAATCATGGCTAAAAAAGATTTTGGAGAAGTTGTAGGCAAGTGTTCTGTATGTACAATTAATATGTGGAGCGCAAGCGGAGGAGAGCCAGCTATTTGGCCTTGTAATATTAAAGGCTGTCCTTATGAAGATGAGAAAAATCAACACGCTCATCATGATGTTAAACATGGCTCACCCTTTGGTTCAGGGCTTGGACAGATTGACTTTTGATGGCATTCGATCAAGTACTTATAACTGATATACATCATTATACCGATCAACTATTTCGTTTTAGAACTGAGCGTCCTGCGTCTCACAGATTTACAGCAGGAGAGTTTAATATGATCACTCTAGATGGTAAGTTAAAAAGGGCTTATTCATATACATCCAGTCCTTATGATGAATATTTAGAGTTTTACTCGATAAATGTTTCTGATGGAGCATTCACTTCTCAACTATCTAAAATGGAAGTTGGTGACGAACTCATGATAGGTAAGAAACCAACTGGTTCTTTACTTATGACTAATTTCACACCACATGAAAATGGCACTAATCTCTGGCTTTTTGCTACTGGTACAGGTATAGCACCTTTTATCAGTATTTTACGCGATCCTTTTACTTATGAGCAGTTTGATTGTATTTTTGTTGTTTGGTCTGTTTCACACAAAACAGATTTACAAGCATTTGATGAGTTTTTAGGAGAAGAAGCAGACATACTTTATATTCCTATAGTAACACAAGAACCGTGGGCAAATAATGAAAGAATTACTACTATGATTCAAACAGACAAAATTATGAAATATATCAGTCCCGATAATTCTCGTATTATGATTTGTGGTAACATGAGTTTTAATGAAGATATGAAAAATATACTTGAAGATAGGAGGTTTGTTGAAGGCACTCGCAACGAACCTGGAACTTTTGTACTTGAGCGTGCCTTTGTAGAGTCATAGGAGGTATAAATGACTTATAGAGCGTCATACAACCCCGGCCAAACAAGTCAGGGTAAAACAATGTCTACAGAATCAATACTAAAATATAACGTGAATGAGTTGCAAAGTCTGCTGCAGGAATCTTACATCAAAATAGAACTAAAAAATCTTGAGATTGAAAAACTAAGAGAGATGTTAGTGGAGGCTGTTGTTGAAAAATCGTAGCGGATCTCATCCTATTCAAGANTANTTTGACCCNAAAATGCAAAANAAANNTNATGAATCTAGNAANCGNATTAAACTTAAAGAAAAGTTTAAGAAACTTAANCGTAAANTTAGAATNTCAACNGGGNTNCCTAGACACTNANAAGGATGATTAGATACNGCTCGATACGTATTTGAATTATTTTTAAGATTGCCTTCTGGTCTGATTTCAGATATATTTAATCTCTTGAACAAAAAAGGAGCAAATCTATGATAAGCAAGTTTTTTACTCTTAAAGTGATTGAACCTAATGGTATCTCACACAAGGCAAACTGGAAAGAGCGTTTTATATGGCTTTTTACAGGTTGTCATCTTAGAGACGAGAAGGTAGTTTTGCGCTACCAAGAGATGATTAAAAACCATAAATAAATAAGTCGAGCAACTCTTAAAAATTTCACTTTGCTGTTGCTCTTTTCTAAATTTTTCGATATTATGTATATACAAGATGAGTTGAGGCATCATCCTCCGAGCAGGCACTGCTACCCTTGTGGAAAGCACTGCGCAAGTTAAATTCGGTTAATGATCCAATGGAGTCACGGAAAGCGTCTCAGCCTGTAACTTATCTGTCCCACGCTCATGGGTGAAAGAAGCCGTTTACCGCGATAAGGTAAGTGAGGCACCACTTGCGACTCCCAAGCCAAACCTACTCGATGCTTGTAAATATATCCAGAGTAGGCGCATTGCACAACGCGCAACCGTGCCATCGGCTCTGAGGGGCAAGGGGAAACGATGTAAAAAACATCCCCACCTCTTTCTGGGTGAGCTCCCGTCGCCTGTCGCCTACCAGCGACGTGTTGTAGCTCCCCGAAACGGTAAGGGTCTTGCTTTGGGTATTGAGTTCTTTTTCTACCAACGGGGGTAGTCAAAGTCAATCTCTTTCACTCGTTTGAAGAAGGCTCATTCAACAGGCGGGTGTGGGGGCTGTGTTGGAATCTAACTAAACATTCTGTTTGCTTTTTACTTAAATATTTCGTATTATCTAAATGTCGTTGAGGTAAGGGATAACCGACTCTAAAGAACCCTCCGCAAAGTCTCAGGGGAAGTCCTGTCAGTATCGAACGCAAGAGAAGCCCACGATGTGTTAAGCACTAGGCACCATTTAAAACAACCTTCGCTAGTAGAGAACACAGTCTTCCCCATGATTTTTGAATTGCTTGTAGGTTATTTATTTGATATTATGTATTTATTGAATGAGGGAACGGCAATGCCTCTGACTATTGCCATCACGTTTCAGAGCTAATCGAGGTGAATTATGGCTGAAGCTACTCTAAAATCTGCAAATTATACTGCGGAAATGGTCAATACTATGATCGAAATGTATAATGAACTCGGCAACGATGGTCTTGACCAGATTGCTGAATCAATGGACAAAACTGTTCGTTCTGTCCGTTCCAAGCTCGTTCGCGAGGGAGCATATGTGGCATCTCCTAAAAAGTCTGCCGCAAAGCAGGATGGTCCTTCTAAGAAAGAAATCCTGCGTGATATTGAAGCTCAAGGCTTTGATGTTACTGGATTCGAGGGTGCAACGAAAGACGCACTAACTCGTTTGATGGGTGTAGTAGCGCACTAAGACCTACTACTATCTGCTCAGTGCCGTTGGCTGTAAAGCGTTGCAAGGCTGAGTAGAAAAAACAAATGTCAGGCTGGGCGTGCACAGCCCTACGTAACAAACTACTTCGGTAGGGTCAGGCATTTAGTTTAACTCATCGGTTGGTATGCAGTTAATTCGATATTACAAGCGCCAACTTGCATCCTGGGTATATAACCAGGCTCTGCTCTGTAAAGGGGGTTAGCTACCTCCACCACAGTGTCTCAGTGTGGATAAACTAACTGAGAGTCGGGGAAGGAATCACACAGTGTATTGTGCCTTCACGGTGACAGGCGAGGCTGGTGGCTGTCA